AGCCGTTTCCGGCTCGCCCTGCTGTTATACTCTTGTCTCGACCCGGCCTTTATGGTACGGAGGGAGCACGTGAACGCGTGAAGTATAACTGGATCGTTCAGTTGGAGGGCAGGTTACAGATATGTAACTAGTCCTTGTCATACATCTTTCATCGATTTGTATGAGGGGTGCTATATAGCGCCATACGGGACGATGATCCCGCGGCCACTAGTAGTTCCCTCCAATTTCATAAATCTGAAATTGGCCTAACTAATGTTGGGTTGCACCCAACGAGGAGATGAACATGCCTGATAGTATTGTCGACTGCGTACGGACCGGCACCATTGTGGCGACGGATTATAACCCCGATGGCTCAATAGCCTTTTCGACGGTTGTTCCTATGGCAGTTGGCTGGCAAAATGTCCGAGTCACTGGTAAGAATCCGTGGTACTGGAAACATATCATTGATCAAGGGCAAGATGCCACTACTCAGTTACATGCACAAAAAATGACCCTCTACATTCGAGATATTGATGTAGAATGGGGTTCATTCGGAGGAGGTATTACTAGAATCCGAGGGCCCTGGCAGATATATGGCCAGCCCGATATCGGTCTGATGGTACCACCTTCTCATCTCTACGATGAAGCAGAGGCAAGAGCCGAAACAGACTTCGTCAAGGCCGTCAGAAAAGCCCGTACTAAATGGGAATCTGGTGAGTTCCTTGGTGAGATCTTTCAAACTGCTAGGCTTCTTGTGAGCCCGTTGAAGTCCATACGTGGTCAAACAATCGACGCCGGTAGACGTATCCAGGACATTGCCAAGCGCCTAAAAGGGTTTGACAAGAACTCGGATCGCCTCCAGCGTTGCACTGACACGTATTTAGCCTACAAGTTCGGCGTTAAGCCTGCACTTGAGGACGCTAAAGGTATCTCGGCAGCGGTGTTGGCCATGGCAAATGGTCATCAACGCTACGAGATCCAGCGTCTTATCGCTACTGGGACCGCGGAGGAAGGAATTAGCGATGTGGTTGCTGGCGCTGCCCTTCCGGGCGTTGCCAACCCCGCCGTTCGTTTCACCTACAAGGATCACAGGAAAGCCACCGTTAGAATTTTAGGTGGCTATTGCGTGGCGCTTGATCGCACCCCAGAAATGGGATTCTTCGATCAGGTTGGACTGGCCCCAGATAATTGGGTCCCAACGCTATACGAGCTCTTTCCATGGAGCTTCGTTATAGATTACTTCGTTAACGCGGGTGATGCTCTAGACGCGTTCTCCCTCGGCTCAGTCAATTTCAATTGGCTGCTCCAGACTAACAGGTTTGATCGGGAACTCGAAATGCACACATGTGGTGTCGAGTATAACCCGAATGGGCCTGCGTTTGCTACCGATGGATACGTGTCCCTCAAACAACACAACGTCAGTCGTGCCAAGCGTGACAACTCGTTCGCACCGCCTTTGGCGGTGAAGAAGCCGAGTCTAGCGCAGGGCCTTAACATTGCGGCTTTGGTTAACACTATCCAAAGTCTCAAACGAGGTTCTGGTAACTGATCCCATTTACCCAATGATATGAGGTAACACCTAATGAGCCTTTCGCTCACTTCCCCGGTAACGGGTTCCGCGCAGACGGGCTTTACTAGCCCTACGTACACCCTTGTCACGGACGTCGCGCCCGACATCAATGCGAAACAATACATTGTGTCGGCGCTCGGCGGTACCCAGACAGGTGCTACTGCGCATTCCGTCAGTCTTCCGTTCACGATTAGTATGTTCCGCCCCAAGGTGGTGCGGCCATATAGCGCGAACAACGACACGACGAAGTTTACCGTTAACAATCCGATCAACGTGTGGAAGGTTATCACCCGTAAGGGTGGTATCCCATACACGGGGGAGCGCCCGACCGTTGCGTCCTTGACGTCGGCCTTCTCGATCCCCGCTGGTGTAGAGACCAACAACATCGCCGAAGTTCGCGCGATGATCTCTGCACACATCGGTGCGTTGACCCAGATGTCGGCCCTTCTAGGCGACAGCGTCAACAACGGCACGCTGTGAAGTATGTCGTAGTGTTGGCCATGATGTTTATGGCCTGCGTCCTCCTGTGTAGTGTGCTGTTCATCGCATTCTCCCCAGTGAGGGAAGACGTTCTGGTGACCTGCCCACGGCAGGTCGATTCCGATAAATCGGACTTGACACCTTAGTAACGTGTCTCGTAAACGGAGAACTAGCTATGTCATCGATAGAGTCTAGCCAGTTAAAGCTCCACCTGACCGAGGACATGCAACATATCCTTGACCCGTACCAGATGAGTATTGCAACATCTGGTGGCGCGTTATGGTCAGATGCAACTTTGGATCAAGCGAGAGCTTGGTCCCAGGTTCAGTGTATTGTCAAGAAGTACAATGACAAACCCGAACCTGCCGAAGGGCCCTGTAAGGCGGCCCTCGAGAAGTTCATTGCGGTGAATCGTCGCTGCGGTGAATGGAAGTTGGATCTGCGCTCGTCACTTGACGAGATCTTGCTGGGCGAGCTTCGCAGCTCGCTTGACAAGTTCTGGTTTGGTGATGGCGGTGGTGGTTCCATCGTTGGAGGCCTTGAGCAGTTAATTGCCTCGGGCCGAGTTGGTAAAGGCAACTCAGTAATGAGTCGCTTTCCCGATTTCTTCTCCAAGATGTTCGATGGTCCGCATAGCACGACGTCCGCCGATCTCAAGTTTTCTTGGGATCATACTATCTTTGCGAACCCCCATTGGCGTAACGCCGAGAGGACGCGTCAGTCTCGTTATGGGACCAAGATAGTGGCAGGTAATCAGTTGAGTTTCGTTAACAAGAACGTCGACGTTGCCCGTTGTATCTCGAAGGAACCAATTATCAATATGTGGTTCCAGCTTGGGCTCGGCAGCGTGCTCGAGCATCGTCTCCTTGAGATGTTCGGTATTTCGCTGTCGACTCAGCCGAAAGAGAATGGCGAGCAGGCACGACTTGGTAGTATCGATGGGTCTTTTTGTACAATCGACCTTGAGAGTGCCAGTGATAGCATTAGTCTGTCTATGCTCCGCCACGTCTTACCGATTCAATGGCTTGCGTGGTTGGAGATGTTTCGCAGTCCTAAATGTCGTCTCCCTGGTAACAGGGACGTGTCTCTAGAGATGGTGTCAACAATGGGGAACGGTTTTACGTTTCCGTTGGAGACTGTAATCTTTAGCTGCGTCGTTCATGCTGTTTATCGCCTCCTCGGGATACCTATGGGGATTCACCCCTGTAGCTCCACGAGAATCCACCGTGGTGTTAAAAACTTCGGTGTATTTGGGGACGATATCATCATCGTGAAACCAGCTTTTAGGTGGGTCGTAAGGCTCCTTGAGTTGCTGGGCTTCTCCGTGAACAGCAAGAAGACCTTTGTTGACGGTCCGTTCAGGGAATCCTGTGGTGAGGACTGGTTTGATGGCCAGCCTTGTCGACCGGTCTATGTAAAAAGACTCGGTTCTGCGCAGGATATCTATGTAGCTATCAACACCCTTAACCGGTGGTCAGCAATGACCGGTTTGCGTCTCCGATCTACGATCGGCTGGTTGCGTTCCTTGGTTTCGACCGAGGCGCCGCTAGTCCCGTGGGATGAAGGAGACACAGCTGGGATTCATGTACCGAGTGACCTGGTACGTGAAGTCCGCCGTGGCCCGCATGGCGAGTGGCAGTATCGTAAAGATACAGCTCGTTCGGTTTCTATCACGGTCGATAACCAGAAATGGCATCACCATGGTACGCGGGGGGTCCTAGACAATGTGACGCGTGAGCTGGCTAAGAAGGGCCGCAAGGCTAATTTTGGCGGTTTGCATGTCTCCTTTATAGGTGGCTACATCCGAGGCGGTAAGATTACGGAAAGAACTGATACCGTAACTTATACGACGGAACATACGGTTACCCCTCACTGGGATTACAACCCAGATACTTTTGTTCTTGGGGGCTGTAGACCTCTCCGTAGTTCTCACTACGGATTCGCGGAGTGGTCGTCCGCAGTTAGGGCCAATTTGAGTTGAC